TTTTAAATAAACCACCTATTCTTGATAGGGAAAAGTTTTTAGCTGAATCCCATGATTTCTTTAATGAGAATAGGGTAGGGGAGAGGTTTTGTTGGTTGTTTTGATCAGACATTTAAAACCTCCTTTCTATTAGTTTTATTTATATCAATATTTTATCTTCTTGCTCTTGATGATTTATTTGCTATTGCAAAATATGATGAGGGGGAGATGTTTGTATTTTTTTTCTTACCTGTAATATGTTTTCTTCTTATTTCTTGTAAATACCATCCCAACATAGCTAAACAATATGATCTATCATCATTAAGTTCGCCTACTTTTTCTTTAGATAAATCATATCTATAATTTTCACCTGTGCCTTTATATCTATATGTATATATTAATTCTTCTTTTGCAATATCAATATTTTTTAAAACTAATTCTTCTTCAAAATCAAGTTTTACTTTTTTATAATCTACTTCATCATCTTGAATAATATTTCCATTTTCATCTTCTATATCAATTTTTTTACCAGTTAATTTAGGTAGCATTAAATATCCTTTTGAATCATATTCATTTGTAAATGATACTAAATCTAAATTTATCATTTCCAACAACGCATCAAACATATCTTTTTTATATTTTTGTGGACTTAATAATTTTAATTTATCAACTGCATTTGGGAATTTAGATACATGTTCTTTACATTCTTCTTTATCTATAAAACCTTTATGTTTTCTACCTTCTGAGTCAATCCAATCTTCCATAAGATAATCAGCAATTGTAGTGCCATGACCTCCAGAACCAGCATCAATTAATAAACATTCTATATTTTCATAATCAGGATTACCTTTTCCGTTATAATCTAAAATCATTTTTTTTAATAAAGCAATTTGTTCTGGTGTTCTCATAGGAGTTTTTTTCTTTTTAGCAATATCAACAAAACTTACTCCACCACATATTTCTAGTCTCTCACCAACTTTATCATCATTTATAAGTTCTGCAATCATGCATACAGAATTATCATATTGATGTGCAGGATCATATGCAATTAAAAATTTTCGTTTGCCTTTATCATCATTACTTAAAACAGGTAATCTTACTTCACAATTTTTTACAATCATTGCTCTTTTAAAAGGTTGATTATCTCCACCGTCCACAGAAAATTTATTATAAAATTCTCTTAATGCTTTTTCTTTGTTTTTTCTCATTTCTGCATCAATTTCGGTTTTATTAATTAATGGTGCTTCAAATAATTTACCATTATAAGTTGCATTAAGCATAATTTCACAATTTAGATCGCAAACAAAATAATCTTTATCACCTAAAAACATTCTTTTAGCATAATCTTTATATAATGTATAAAAATAACTATCTGTACTTGAAGCAGAAGAAATAAATAATCTTTGATTAGGAATTTGTTGAGGATATGTAGTTATATCAATTCCTGCACCAAGTTTAAATGTAGAATTTTGTAATAAAAATGGAGTTGTTGCGACAACATAATCTTCATCAGTCCAACCACTTTCATCGTATAAATTCAATGCTGATCTTTTACCTCTGTTATTTATTATACTTCCTGACAAACTTGTAACTGTACTGCCATTAAATAATTTATAATTAAAACCTGATTGAGAATGTGTAAATCCATCAGTATTTGCAGTAGATTTAACAAGTTCTCCCATAAAGAAATCTGTCAAACCTGCAAAACTAGCAATTTCTTTTTTTGCAATTTTTTCAATTTTCATAAAAGTATCTTGACTTTGAGAAGATACATTGCTAAGAATATATGTATTATGTCCTCCAATCAAAATACCTTTTGCCATAATAAAAGGAGCAGAAAGTGTCGAATTATGAGTTACAGTAAATCTTTCTCCACACAAATATAAATGCATTGGGTTATCTACGCCAATGCATTTAGTAGGTACACTATTTACTTTTTTTATTGAAATAATACTTTTATTTAACATTCTTTTGTTTAAATTATCTCTTAATCTATCATGTTTTCTTTTTAATTTAAAACAGCTATTATTTTTATCTACATAAAATAAAATTCTATAAGAATGACACATTTTATTATTACATAGGACATTCTTTTCTCCAATAGAATGTTTAATACCAAGACTTGATAATAATTGTGAAAATTGCATTGTAATATTATAATCTTTTTGTACAAATTCACATTTACTGTTATTATCACCATAGCAACTACCATCTGTATCCATTAAACCTCTTAGAAGTTCGTATCTTTGTTCTATACTTGCAAATAAATAATTATTTGGTATATATTTGTTTTTTATTAGATTTAAATTAATTAAATTTGTCTTAAATTCATTTTTATTACCTTTTCCAACAAAACCAATATTTATAGTATTTACATTATTTGAATACTCTAATATTTTAGTATTGTATCCACATTTACGAATATTTTCATCCATGTTATATGTATCATCTAAACTACATGTTATTCTCGTGTCTCTAGAATTCCCATCTCCAATCCAAACGCCTAATATATATGGATGTATAGGAAGAATTTTTTCTTTATATTCAATTGGTTTATTCATGGGAACTCTATATTTATATTCTTTTCCTTTTCCATCTTTTCTAATATAAACATAATTATTAATCATGTCTTTAGTATGAAGAATTTTATAATCTTTACCTTGATCTTTTACCTTTACATTCCATAAATGTTCTGCATCTGCAATTATTTTTTCTCCATCTTCAAATAATACTTCATAGCAATCATGATCATAGAAAATATCAGAAATAAATTCTATTCTAGTTTGTTTCCCTTGTTCATCTAATACATACTCTCCTATTTGCAAATCACCTATTGTTTTAAAACCATCTGGTGTAGGAATCTTAGTATCTAATGCTAATGCTTTCCCACCATTTCTAGTAATGCACCATAAATTATATGGTTTTAACCAAGAATTCATAAATACATATTTTTGTACATCTAAAAATTCAATTCCAAAAAATCTTTCGCAGAATTTTATAGGTGCTTTGCTATCGACCCCATTGAATTATTTCTGCTAATTTTAAATATCCTTCAATTTTTTTTTGAGAAATCTGCAATTCAGAATTCCTAATAAAATAATCCATGAGAACAAACCACCCCCAATATTATTTATCTAGATTATTAAATTTAATTTTTAATAATCTATAATTTTCTTTTACTTTAATTAATTCATCGTCTAATTTTTTTATTAAATCTCTTTGTTGACTAAGCATATCAACATAATCATTTTCATCAAACATTAATTGATCTAATATACTTTTATTGCTAAAATCAGCAATCTGTTTCATTGCTTCGCAAGTTTCTAAATCGAATAAATTAATTTCAGCAGTAGATAAACCAACTTCATTTAATTTTTTTACTATTCCATTTAATGTATTTCCACCTTTACTCTTATTATTATTATGATTTACAGAAATTCCATTATCTTTTGCCATAGCAAGTATTGAACGATATACTTTTTCTTTTGCTTCAATTAATGATTTAACCCCACCTGTTTGTGATTGAATATTATTTACGTCAGCAGTTAATAATGTTAATGCTTGATTTATTTTATCAATTTGATTAAAACTTTTTACAATTTCTATGCAAACAACTAATTTAAATTTATCATCTACAGTATCTTGATCAAGATAATCAATAAGAGTATTATATAAATATTTTTGATCTATAGTATTTTCATGTTCAAATGGATTATATCCAATAATACGAATTACATCTTCTTTATTTTTTTTATCTTCTTCATTTAATTCTAATTTAATTTCTGATTCAAATATATTAGCATTTTTATCAAATTCAAATGGAGTTGAATCAAAAAATGTTAATGAAGAATATTGCGGAAGACTATTGCACTTTTGGAAATAAATCTGAGCAATATTACTATTACTATTATTTGCTTGTTGCTCTGCACTATGATATAAACTAGAATCAAAATACACATCAAGTAATCTACATAAAAAATATAATGCAGTTTTACAATCATCATATTTATTTACTACGTATACAAATAAATCTATACAACATTGTTTACATACAACCATTCGTTGATTATTTGCTTTTAATATTAATGAATTGGATTTGTAAAAATCTTTATCTTGATTTTTTTCTTGCCCACAACAAACACATTTAAACATAACTTTTTCTTTTTTAGGTTGTGGCGTAGTTGCCACAGTTTTTTTAACTCTAGGAATAAACGCCACACTCCTTATACTTATTTAATCAACTAATACTTAACTAATACTTAACCAATATTTAATAAATCTTTATATTCATCATTATAATAATTCTCAATAAATTCATAAAATTGTTCTGGATTATTATTGCCATATCCAAACTCTGCATGAAATTTCAAGTGATATTTTTCTTCTAAACATATTCCTAACGGATATCTATAATGTATTTCTAAACATTTATCTATTAATTTTTGTAATTCATCTTGCGTATACCAAGAGATATTTTCATACAATGGTAGACCCGTTTCTTCTAAAGTATCTTTAACAATACTTTCAAAACTATATAAATGATGTATATGATCGAATCTATTATTAGATAGGAAACATTTATAATTACAATTTTCCATACTATCTAATTTCCATTGTTTAATATTTCTTCTTAACTCTTGGTATAAAGCACTAATACCACCTTTATAATTAGGATTTAATTCTCCAAATCTTTGACTATTATATTGAGGATTGTCATTCATCACCCATTTATTCATTGCAAGCAATCTATTAGAATTAAATATTCCTATTTCTTTATGTATTTTATTTATTGTATCTTCTGTCTTGTAAACACATAAATCTTTTGCTTTATGCATAATACTAATTGTAGAAACAAATGGAAAATATTTATTTTTTAATTCATTATTAGTCATATGTGGATAATTTTCTTTTAATAATAATTTTTCTTCATCTGTCCATATATGAACATTAGAATTTATTTTAAAATTTTCTCCCTTGCATTCTCTACAAACATTTCTTAATTTATCAGTACATGATTCATCTTTTGGAAAATATACAAAATTACTAGATAAATATCTATTACAACTTTTGCAATATTTATGTAATATATTATTAATAATTTTATATTTACAATTATTATAATTTTCTACAAAACTATTTATTTTCCTCAAATTTAATTTTTGTGCTATGTGTAATATTGATTTCTCAGTACGTTCAATTGATAATAATGGTATTATTTCTTTTATTGTCTTATATGTATAATTATCTTTTATAATATTTAAATCATCTTTAGACCATTGATCTGGTGCAATATCAGGAAAAAAATTTCTTCCAATACATTCCCAACACATATTTCTATAATCATCAAGACATTTTTTGTCAGGTTGAAAATAATCTCTAGTTAATGGATAAATATTACCACAAGTTTTACATTTTTTATATCCTTCTTTTGCACCATTTCTTCTTCTTTTAATTTGACATTTAATACATACATTATAATAACCATCAGACGATTTATTATATTTATTAAAATTAATTGTGTTTATTTTTAAAATTTCACCACAATCAACACATTGTTTATAATCTTCTGGTAAATTATCTTGTTTTCTATTTTTCTTTTTGGCATTTTCACTCCTGCATATTTTACATACAGAATTTAAACCATCTTTACATCCATTATGTTTATGAAAATATTCATTTGTTGCAGGAAATTCTTCACCACATTTACTACATTTCTTTAATTTAATTTCTTTATTCATTTCTAATCAACCTCCACGCAATTATTTATATTTTCCCTACGCATTACCCTTAAAATAAAAAATAAAAAAGAAGTTAGGTTGCGTAGAGAGGGGATCATGACTTCCCCAAATACCTAACTTTTTTAAAATAAGCATATAAATTTATTATATTTATAATCTAATACTAAACTACTAATCCAAAAAAATCACAACAAAATCTCACTTCTATCACTATTTTAAAACATAATAAAATCCACCTAAAGTATAGATGGATTCTATATATCTTAAATTAAATTTAATTATCTCTAACTATATTATTCTTCCAATGCTTCATCCATCAACTCACGCATAAAACACCTATGGTCATTCCATCCAATACTTTTACCCATAGAATATAACCAAAAAAGTGTATCTCTTAATTCATAACCACAAGTACATTGAATATTTTCAATTTTATTAGCAACCATTTCAATAAGTTTAATTTCTTCAATTTTTTCGTCAGTTAATTCACAACATCCACATACACCATCACAATTACAGTCATCAATCATACAATCTTCATTATCACATTTAAATTCATCCTCATTATAATCTGGAATAAAAATATCAGCGAACTCATCTAAAATTTCCTTGATGCATTCAGGACATCCTCCAGTATTCATAATCCTTTCTGCAAAAATTTCTAACAATTCATCGTAATTAAATTCTTCAATTTTACAATCTTCACATTCATCACAATCATTATCACAATTAATATATTTACAATCATCATCACAACTTTCATATTTCTTTTTATCTTTGTATTTACATTCGTCACATTCACAAAATTCATCGTCATCATTGTATTGATAAGGATTTTCTTTTACTGTTTCTTTTTCTT